AATACGACCAGAACTTCCATCTTGCTCAGGTGTTTCAGATACATGATTAAAAGTAATATTGGCATTCCCACCGCCATCATTGTGTGTTAATGCAGTACCTCCACTTCCTAAGCCAGCTATTATATAATTATTACTAGCTATTTTACCACTTACATCAAGTTTATAAGTGCTAGGAGTTTTACCAATACCAACTAAATTATTTGCGGCATCTACATACAAAGTATTAGTATCTACATAAAAATCTATATTGGCTGCAACAGAAACACCATTAACATCTATATCTAAATAACTTGTACCAGAATATTTTAAATCAATACCACCAGTACCATCATAAATAGTAATACCATTATTTTGTTGAGCATTATTAATTGTCCAATCACCAGATGATTCTGTTATTGTTAAATGATCATCGCCACTTGTTAATTCTAATGTATCTGATTTTAATAAACCACTAAAAGTTCCAGTAGTTCCTGTTAAATTTACTAAAGTTAATCTGTTGCTACTTGGATTGTAAAAGAAATTACTAGCACTATCTTTAAACAATTTACCATTTGTATTAGTTGTATTATTTGATTGTGTAAACACCATTCTCCTAGATGCATTAGTATTGTCAGCAGTTATTAAAACACCAGTTGCAGTATCTGCATTTCCTTCTAAATTAGCTACAAGAGTTCCAACAGTATATCCGCTTGCAGATGTGTCAACAGTTGTTGTTGGCTCGACAGTAGTGCCTATAAATAGCTTAAATTTATCATCACTAGCATCATTGTAAAAACCTTTATACTTTGTTCCAGTAGCAACGTATTTACCAAATAATCCAATATCTAATGTGTTTGCTGTATTGTCTTTTGCTAATTTTATTAACGGATCCTCGACTGCTAGATCAGTTACATTTAAATATGTTAGTGTACCATTTACTGTTAAATCACCAGATATTATAAGATTGCCACCAATTTTAGCATTTCCGCTTGTATGAAATTGGTATGAAGGTGTAATGCCTATTCCGATCTGTGATGTACTTAAATAAATTGGAGAATCATTTCCTAATCCATCACCTAATATTTTAGCAACACCGCTTAAATTATTATTATCAGAAATCTTTATAAGTGAATCATAAGTATTCTGTACTCTTTTGCCAGTTAATGTAGTACCCATAAAATCTTTTTTACAAATTTAAGCAATTATAGTTACCTATTTTTACCCTGACCTTTATACTTTTTTTTGTAACCTTTTTGACCTTTTGATGCATTTTTGGAATGCACACCTGGTCGCTTTTTTTTATGATTAAAATTATAAGTTGATTCTATTTTTTTAGCCATTTTTTCTAAATAACCCTATTGCTTTTTCGCTTGACCTCCCACCAAAGTATGCTAAAACTACGGACATCATCACTTTTTCAAAAGTATCATTCCATGTCTCACCAATATGAAAAGGTATTGATTCAACACTATCTAAAATTCCAGCAAAACTAAAAACCACAATGCACCAAACCAAAACAAGTGGTCGCACATTTTTAGATAGCCAGGAATCACTCATTTGATCAGCTTTCCATCTAGAAGAAACTTCAGCCATTTCCTTATTTTGTTGATCATATATTAATTGTTGTAATTTGATTTTATCATCAACAGATATTTTTGATTTTTGAATTTCTGCTAAAGCATCTTGTGGAGAAGTAACCCCAGTTAAAATCTTTCCTAAAGTAGGATTAATCATTGATGCAGCACCAAATAATAATTTGCCAACTGTAGTTTCCTTAAACTTTTTTTTATCACTCATGAATAAAATCTAAAATGTAAAACTATTAAAAATAAATAAATATTTAATTCATTATAATCTTGATCAATTTCTATTGGATAAAATTCTAAACCCAATAAAAAACCATTTGGAATAAGAGCAAAACCAAAATCCATTATTTATTAATCCAATTACTAATTTCTTTATATTCTTCCTTAGCATTAAAACATGGGCAAACCTTTTGATCTGTAAAATCATTGTGTCCATAAATTACAGAATCAGGATATTCATATTTAAGATCCATTAATAAATTATGCAAAGCATCTTTTTGTTCAACAGTTCTTGTATCAATCCATTCTTCCATGTTTTTATCCATGCCTCCCACATAAGCAATCCCTATACTATTTTTATTATATCCAGCTACATGAGCACCACTTCTTTCAATAGGTCTCCCATCTTCAACAGTACCATCTAATTTTATTAAAAAATGATAACCCACATCCGACCAGCCATTTCCTTTTACATGCCATTCTCTAACATCTTCGACATTAAAATCTTTATGTTCTGGTGTAGCAGTACAATGCACTATTAATTTATTTATATTTCTCATTATTCAGTTGTTTTAGCTCTACGATTTATAAATCTATGTTGATCAATAATCTCCTGTATTTCATAAACAGGAATTTTTATTTTTAATGAAATATCAGCATTCCAAATGTAAACTGGTCGTCCATCTTTCATTAATATAATTGTAGGAACTGATTTTATGCTTTTTTTAATTGAAGGTGCTTGATCTTCTAAATAACCATATTGTTTTCTAACGCCTTTTAAATCATCAATAAACTCATAGTTATTTCTTTGATTCCAACTAGCATTGATATGTATAATTGTTAAATCCTGTGCATTACTTGTTACAAATGCAAAGAACACAATTAGGGCAAATATTTTTCTCATTTTTTTTGTATGATCTCATATAATTTTTCATCTATTTTATCTAATTTATTAGAATTTTCTTCAACTTGCTCTGCTGTATTTTCGATTGTTTCCCTTATTAGCTGATCCTTTAGATCATATTCTGTTCTCGTTAATTCAGGTTTAGGTAATTCTTTAGCTAATTCTATTTCTGCATTTAACGTAAAATACATTCCCGCAAGAGATACAGCTCCAGCTACTATAATACCTATTGTTTTTAAATCCAATTGTACATTAGTATCCTCGCTTATTTTTTGTGCCATAATTTTATTTAACTTATTTGTTCAACTTTATTTGATAATTCAATTATTCCTTTAAAATATGTATGATCATTTTCATCTTCCTGAACATAATTTATACTAGCAACTGTTGAAGTATAAACCTTAAACCCACTTAAGCTCAAATTAAAATAACCTGAGGATCTTGTTCTTAGCAAAGATACAACAGAAGAAACTAATAAATTTGAGTTTAAATCACCACCGACATCCCCATCAAATCTAGTAACACATTCAATTCTTGTAATACATTCTAAGTTATATTTTGAAGCATTTTGATCAACTTCATTAGTGCTTAATGAATAGATCCATATATAAGGAAAATTTGAATTAGTAGGCACTCTATTATATACTGGCACACTGCTACCTCCTAAATTAATATTTCCATTTAAGGCATTATATATTTTTTGTCTTATATGATGTATAGCTTCATTCATTGCTTATTCTAGTAAATTTATTATTCATTCTTCTTTCAATATTTTTAATTGCATCCCTTATGCTATTATAAAAATAAGGTTTTGGTGCTCTATTTTTTTTAGTAGATCCAAATTCAACAACAGCAGCATAATCCATCTCAGCACCAATAAAAACATTATCACCTTCTTTTTTAGCTATAATAGATCTTTTTAAATCACCAGTTTTAACAGGCACTCTGCCCTGAGCAAACCTAACAGCGATTGCAGCTGTATCTTGAGCAATTTCCAAAAAATCATGATTTCCAAATCTTTTCATTCTCCTTAATTTTTTATGAAATTTTTGAAGATCTTTTTGATCACCTCTAATTCTAAATTGTTTGCTCATAATTAATTTAATGTTCCTTTTACAGTCATATATTTATTATAATCTGATTCATATAAATCATTTACTCTGTATGTTCCTGATTGTCCTGAAATACTAAATTTTATATCATTATTATCTAAATCTATATTCCCAGAATATCCTGCTGGTATTTGTAAAGATTCATAATCTTTTTTTCTAATAATAATTTCAACAACTTTTTCTTTTGACCTCTTACCATTACTGCTTTCATATTTGCCACTCTTTGGTTTTAAATATCCCCATAATGTTTCCATTGTGCCTCCAGCAGTAAAAACATAACCTCCATAATTATCAGCATTTTTAACTGAATAGCTGAAAGTAATTCGATTTCTAAATAATCCTGGGTTCATTAAATAAACATATTTTTATAAGCATTCAAAATAACTTTAGTTTCACTTGGCACACTATCCCCTGATTTGCCTTCTACATAATCATGCCTATTATCATATAAAGTTGATGCAAATTGTTTAATTGCCTGTTGTAATAATTCATCATCTAATCCACTTGTAATGTAAGTTACTTTAACTTCTTCAGCAGATCCATCCAAATCAATAGTTTCATTATCTAATCCAATAAAAGAATAATCAGTACTAGCAACTCCTTCAATAGTAACTGAAGAAATACTTGCTATTGGTCCAAAAGGCAAATCAAAAATTCCATTTGTTTCATCAATAAAATAAGTTCTATTCTTAGCAACAATGTCCCTAGATATATAATTTTCACACCAGATTCTTGCTTGTTTTAAAATAATAGCAATTAAAGTATCATCTGTTGAACCAGAAATTCTAGCATAATCCTTAAATTCAGATGTGCTAACTATTTCAGATCCAGTCGTAGAATTAATTTTTATCTGTCTCATGTTTAGTTTCTTTTGAATCAATTTTTAATTCCTTTGTTTCTTTTTTCTTTACTTTGATTTCTTTTTGGAATAATTCACCCCAACCCTTGCTAACCCATTTAGAAGCATTGTTGTCATTGATTTCAATAATTTCACCAGCTGGAATAGTTTGTCCATCCTTACTGATTTCGATTTTTAATTTTATTTTCATAACATTAATTTTTATGTAAAGATAAAAAAAAAGTGCCACTAGATTTTAGTGACACTTTGAAGAACTTAGAAAATACTATTTATGAAATAATAGCAAAGTTATTAAAATTTTCTTTATACTTGCCATTTATATTTATTTTTAAACAACTTTGTCCTAAATTAGGTATAATAAAGAATCCATCATTTTCTTCATCATAAAGAGCAAAAAAATCCACATACTTTTTTTCATAACTTGGCAAACCTGTCCTTCTTAATGTTATTTGCATACTATTCCCTCGCCTTAATCTATTTTTGCCCAAATATTTAACTTGAATTTTAAAAAGCTTTCCATCCTTTTCCAATATACAATCATAATAGCTAGAACTAGATAATGGAGTTGATATATTATAACCTAAAGAAATTGCTGTTGATGCAAAATGATATTCAGCAAAACAACCCTTTTGATTATGATTCATAATCTAAGGTAAAAAAAAAGGGAGTGATTTCTCACCCCCCTAAACAAACAAACAAACTAATTATAAAACAAAATTTAATTTTCTTTAATCATTTTTTGAATTTCATGATATTTTTTTAATATATATATTTTTTTCATTGGTGACATTTTATTCCATTTATCCTCTCCGATAATTGAATAAATAAATAAATCTGTATCTTCAATTCTTTTCATAATTATATAAAACTGATAAACCTAATATTAATAATAATACAGCTGTTAATAAGTCATTAATAATTATTGCAGACCTAAACGCAAATAATATTAATAAAACCCCTAAAAGCAACCCTATTTGCTTTTTATTGCCATTTTCCATACTAATAACCTTTTTGATTGTTCAACTCTCTCTAAACCCTCCCAGTCGCTTTTTAAAGCTGGATGTATTAACTTTTCAGATTCTTCAAACTTTCTTATTCTTCTATTCACTTTAATTCTGTGATTTAATGATTCTCTTGCACTCATGATTAACAGGATTTAGATAAGTAATAAAAATCTTCTTCAAATTCATCAATGATCTGATCTTCCATGTCATCCATATCTTCATGATGAATTATATTTGTTACATCAACTTCATTGTAATGTATCGATACAATATCAGCACTAGGTGGAGAATTTGTTTCTTTTTCTCCTGACCAATATGTAAATTCAACAAAGAATGAGTTGCCCATGAAATTAATTATTCTAGTGTGTGTTTGTTCTTTCATAATTATTTTTCTAAGGTTGTTAATTTAATTGCAGTAGATTTTAAAGTATTCATAGTAAAATTTTTACCTACTATTTGAACTAAATCTACTCTGTTTGTTACACCTACTAAAGGCATTATAGTCAATTCAGTACCTTTTGTTACTCTTTGACCTTTTGCAGTTTTGAAATTTCTAATTACTATTTGTTTCATTGTTTGATTATTTACTTCAAATATATAAACAATTTTTTAATTCACAAAGTATTTTTTAAAAAAAAAGATATTTTTTATGTTTTACTCCATAAAAAAAGAGGGAAATTAATCCCCCTTTTAATATTAA